ACGCGTCCTCCATCCGCGCCACGAGAGTGGCTGCGGCGAAGGTTTCCCGTTCGACATGGCACACAGCACGATATCCGGGGATGGCGATGGCGAGCCCGAGGTCGAGCCCGCCCGCGCCGGAGCAGAGGGAAAGGCCGAAGAGGCATGCGTCTCCAGCTCCGGAAGCGCGTCCGGAGGAAGGTAAAGCCAGGTCATGCATGTCACGCGGTGGTCTGGCGCTTTCGCGCGGGTTTGTGTTCGGCGTCCGTTATCGGAGCGAGGTTCGTGTCTGGCGTATCGGCCGCGGCCGGGACCTCGCCCAGCCGCTCTGCTTTCACCTCGGCGAAGGTCCGGCCATCGCCGTCGAGGATCGCGTCTTTGCCGGTCTCGGCCTGCCAGCGCTCGACGGCGACATCGACATAGGCCGGGCTGATCTCCATCGCGAAGACGCGGCGGCCGTTGGCTTCGCCCGCCATGATCTGCGAGCCGGAGCCCGAGAAGGGTTCGTAGCAGAGGCCGCCCCGCGCCACATGCTGGCGCATCGGGATCCCGAACGCGTCCAGCGGCTTCGGCGTCGGATGGTCGGGCCGGTCGTCCTTGGCGAAGCTCGGCAGCGCCCATGTCGATGGCAGCGTTTCCTCGGCGACCTTGGGCGGACGGTTGGGGCGGCGCCAGCCCATGAAGCAGGGCTCGTGTTTCCAGAGGTAGTGGGACCGGGTCAGTACCCCGCGGTCCTTCACCCAGATGATCTGTTGATGAACGAAGGCCCCGGCCTTCTCCCAGCAGGCCTCGAGCATCGCCTGGCGGCGTGAGGCGTGCCAGCAGTACCAGGCGGCATCCTCGGTGATGGCTTCCGCCACCGCGGCCGCGATGAACCCGTCGTAGAGCTCGGCCCCCTGCGAACTGTCGTCCCAGGTCGTGCCGTAGGACGCGGACCAATCCTTGTTGCGGGTCGGATGGTTCGAGCCGTCGTAATCGACCAGGTACGGCGGGTCCGTCGCGAACAGCACGGCGCGCTCGCCATTCATCAAGCGGCGGACATCGGCATGGTTCGTGCTGTCGCCGCAGAGCAAACGGTGATCGCCGAGGATCCAGAGATCGCCCATCCGCGACGCCGGATTGCGGGGCGGCTCGGGGATGGTCACCGGAGGCACGGAGCCCCCGGCGCCACCTTCTTCACCGTCGTCTTCCGCGACGTAGGCCAGCAGCTTGTCCAACTCGCCGTCGGAGAAACCGACCAGCGACAGGTCGAAATCCTCAGCCAGCAGGTCGTTCAGTTCCGCCGAAAGCAGCGCCTCGTCCCACGTACCGAGTTCGGTCAGCTTGTTGTCCGCGATCCGGTAGGCCCGCCGCTGCGCCTCGGTCAGATGGCCCAGCACGATCACTGGCGCTTCGGTCAGCCCCAGCTGCGTGGCCGCCAGCACGCGCCCGTGGCCCGCGATCAGTTCGCCGTCTTCGGCCACGAGGCAGGGAACGGTCCAGCCGAACTCGGCCATGCTGGCGCAGATCTTCGCGACCTGGTCCGGCCCGTGCGCCTTCGCGTTCTTCGCGTAGGGCTGCAGGCGCGACAGCGGCCACGTCTCGATCGCGTCCGGGGCGAAGCTCAGCGTCATGGTGGGCAAGGTTCCTCGGTCGGGTGGATGCCGGTGGCTTCCGGAATCCGGATGCCGGGCTGGACTCCACACGGGGTCCAGCGGCCACCAGAGGTGTCCGGTCGGAATGCCAGCATTCATTGGTGTTTGCGCGGGGCGCGCGTGGCTCCGGCTTCCGGGTGGCTTCCCAAAAATCCGGCCCTGTCGCTAGCGATGTGCCGCGCTTCGCCCGCCAGCATACGAATATTGCCAGGAAGGAACCGGAAACTCCCTCGGGGTGAACCCCGGCCGGACCCTTGCTGGATACCGGGGTCCAGCAAGGCCCCCGTCAACGCAAAGAGGAGAGCGAGCTTTCCAGCGCACTCTCCCCATCTTGCCTTCGGAATAGCATGGATCTGTTGCAGATGTCGAAGGATAAAGTGTTGCAACACATTGGAGTCACTGCGCATTCAGGCGCGCAGCGATCTTGGTCAGCGCCAGCTGCCAGCGACGCCATGCGGTCGTGCGGTCGCAGCCGAGCTGGCCGCTGATCTGCTTCCACGGCACGCGGGCGGCGCGCGACCAGACCAGCTTGCGCTCCGCCTCCTCGATCCAGAGCACCCAGTCGAAGGTCTGCTCGAGCCGGGTGATCGCGGCGGCCGAGGGCCAGACCCGCATCGGCTGCGGCTCCATCGCCGCGATCTCGCGGCTGGTCCGCACGATGTCGGGCCAGGTGTTGAAGTAGCCCTGCGCCTTGACCGGCGGCAGCTTGCGCAGGGTGCGGAACGCCTCCTCGAAATGATCGGCGACGCAGTCGGCGGTCCATTCGCGATCAGCCATGGCGCGCCTCCCTGTCGGAAGGGCGCGGGCCGTAGAGCTTCTCGCCAAGCTGGCGGACCAGCTCACGCTCGGGCCAGGTAAGGCGGTCGTCATCGGCGGAAACGGCGAGGACGCCCTGTTCCCGCCAGCCCTCGCGCTTGACCTGCTCGGGATCGCGGCGTCGGCCGCCGTAGCCATGGGGGTGCCATCTCATGCGACACCCCCGTTCGTCTCGATCGCCCAGAGCAGGAGCGCGATGGCGTCGGCCTCGTTGTCGTCGGCGGGGCTGAAACCGCGGGCGCGGACGGCGGCGACCATTGCGGCCTTGTCGGCGTTGCCCTTGCCAGCGGCGTGGCGCTTGATCGTGCCGACCGGAACGCCCTCGTAGGGCACGCCGCGCAGTTCCGCCCATGCGGTCAGCGTGGCCATGAGCCCGCCGTAGATGTGGCTCGCGTCGGTGCCTGCGTGGCGGCGGACTTCCTCGAACCAGATCGCGGCGACGGGCCCGGACAGCCGGTCGATCTCGGTCAGCCAGTTGGTGAAGCGCAGGTAGCGCATACCGCCGCCATCGAAGCGGCCCGGGCGCAACGAGATGGTCCCGCTGGTGATCAGACCGTCGTGGCCGCGGATCGCCCAGCCGGTCGAGGTGCCGAGGTCGAGCGCGAGGATGCAGCGGTTGCGGGGCGTGTCGAGCGGCAGCGATTCAAATCTTGCGCCGTCGCAATTCGGGATCAGAGTCGGCTGAGCCATCATGGGTCTCCTTTGCCGGTGGCCTGTAGTGGTGGAAGACGACGGCGGTCTGGTGCTTGGCGGTACGGGGCCGCCGTCGTCAGACGGGGAAGCACAACTCGCCGTCACGGCGGCGCGCGCGGCTGGCCCGGACGTATGGGAGGAGTGGCCAACCCTGTGGGGTGGCCCTCCCATACGTAGTATGGGGGTTTGACACCTAACTGTTCACAGTCGTTCAAGTATCTGAAATCATTTCGGAATAAGACTTCATGAAGTCTTCGGGCATGGGTCAGGGACCTGACTCTTATTTGCCCGTAACCCGTTGAATTCATTGAGTGCACAGTTGGCGCTGTCATATGAGTCAGGCCTCACTCATATGAGTTAGGTCGTCATCGAGCCCCTCCGGGTAGACCCAGACGGCGGGGTTTTCGACCTGCAGGCAGAGCCCGGATTGGGGGCATTTGAAGTGGCTGGGCAGGACCGGACGGACTTCGGTGGTGACCTCGCCGGTGGCCGGATCGATCTCCTCGACGGGCGCGCCAAACTGCATTCCCTCGACGCAGAGGTAGCCGAACCGCGACCGGGTGACGGGGAAGCCGAACCCCGAGGGGTCGCGCAGGAACTTCACGAAGCCCTTGGTCGCCAGCACGCTGAGGCGCTCGCGGATGGTGTGCTTGCTGCCCAGACCGCCACGGTTCTCGAAGGTCTCGGCGAACTGCATGGCGGTGTAGAGGCGCTCGCTCGCCGCCTCATCCAGCAGCATGCCGAGGATGACGTCGTGCTTGCGCAGCCGCTCGGCATCGAGTTTGGCGCCGACCTCCTTGCGCACCAGGCGCTCGTTCATCGGGTTCAGCTCGACCCATTCGCCCTTCACCTTGTCGATCAGCTTGCCCGGTAGCGCGGGGCCGTTCCGCAGTTCGATTTCCAGCCTGCGGACACTGCTGTCCTCGTCGGGGCGGTGCATGAGCAGCCCGGAGGTGTAGAAACCCCGCAGCGCGCTGGCGCCGGAGAGCGCGAGGAATGGGTCGTCCTTGACCTGGTGCTTGCTGGCCTTGCGGGTGTGGTGGGCGAGGATGACGCCTGCGTCCGGATTGACGGCATCCCGGAGAAGCTCGACCCGGTCCTTCAGGAAGAACATCATGGCGGTGTTGTCGTTCTCGCCCCCGCCTTCGGGGCCGCCATCGAAGAGATTGCGGATCGGGTCGATGACGATGATGTCGGGCGGCGCGTCGGGAAATGCGGCCCGGATCGCCTCGGCCACGCGGGCGACGCCCTCCGCGTCGAGCAGCAGCTTCAGCTTGGGCGTCGCGATGAAGGTGTCGCGCGCGGCGACGATCACTGTGGCGGGCAGCGCGATCTGCTGCATGCGCTCGCGCAGATAGTGATACTGGATCTCGGCCTGCAGGTAGAACACGCGCAGCGGCCGGTGCGGCGTGAAGCCGAGGAACGGCACGCCCGCCGCCATGTGCACGAGCCAGGAGATCAGGAAGTCGCTCTTGCCGACCTTGGGCGCACCGCCCAGCACCAGCAGCCCGCCCGGCGTCAGCACACGCGGCCCGATGATATCCTCGGGCATCGGACTGGTGTCGTCGAGGAGCGCGCCGAGGCTGAATGTCGGCAGCGGGCTGGCCGGGGCATCGACATGGGCCGCGCGTACGAGCGGCGGGCCGTTGCGCTTCACATGCAGCGCCCAGAGCCGTTCGGACTCGGCCATCAGCCGATCGAGCGGCCATGACGGGCGCAGCATGGCGGCGTTGTAGCCGCAGATCGCCTCCCAGCCCGCGAAGGGGTCGAGACGGCCCTCGTGCACCAGGCGCACGAAATGGCCGATGGCGGCGCTGGCCCCCTGAAACCGGGACCAATCGTCAACTGCACCTTCGCGCACCGGCGTGGTGAGCACCGCGTCGATGCCGGGCTTCGAGGCCGGCGCGGCAGCGTCGCTGGCGAAGCCCACGCCGGGCAGCGGCGGCATGTCCGCGACCCGTTCGACGAAATCCGCGAGGTCTACCTCAACCACGCGATGTTCGCGGATCTGCACGAGGCGCTGGTGGCCGTGCTTGTGGTAGACCGTGCCGGGCACCCGGATCGGCTGGTGCGCCGAGCGGAAATGCGTGTCGCCGCCGACCTTCACGGCGATCTCGCCGCGCAGGCGGCAGAGGGTGGCCAGGTCGTCACCTTCGGCCGGTTCGGTCAGTTTCCACCAGACATGGAGCTTGGCCGCACCCTCGGGCGTACGCCCGCCGCTTTCGATGATGAGCGTTGGCGGGCCGAGGTGGCGGGTGACATGGTCCAGCTTGGCAGGGATGTCGCCCGCATCGAGATCGACGACGATGGCCTGCATCTGCAGCACGTCGGCGGCGCGGGCCTGGCCCTGTTCCTCGACCGTGCCGGGGATGACATAGACTGCCGCCCCCTCGCGGTTCGCCCACGCGGCGAAGGTCGCGAGCTTTCCCGGCGCGGTGTCGTCGGCCGGGATCCAGATGTTGTGCGGCTTGCCGTCCCGTCCTTGACCCTTGTCGACGAAGCCGCGGAGCGGGATCAGCCCCTCGCACCAGCTGAACACGGTGTCGAGGAAGGCGGCGATCTGCTCGGGGTCGGGGTCGCAGCCGAACGGGTTCTCGGACGGCGGCCCGTCGTTGAAGTCCATCCACGGGTTGAAGTGCAGGATGCCGTCGTCGCTCATGCCGGCACCCCCCAGCAACGCTCGGACCACGGGCAGAAGCGGCATTCGAAGAAGTCGGGCGTGGTGGCGACGCGCGGCAGCAATTCGCCCGCATCGGTCGCCTGCAGGATCCGCACGCCCCGGTCGGACATGCGCTGCGCGAGATCGGCGTCGAAGGGCACCAGTTCGTGGTGCATCTCGGCCGTGTCCTTGTTGATCGCGGTGAAGAGCGCGGGCGCGGCCGAGATGCCGGGGACCGTCCCTTCCATGTAGGCCTGATAGACCGCGATCTGGGCGGCGTAGACCGGCTTCGACTTGGTCACGCCATCCTTGACGCAGGCGCGCCAGTTCTTCGCGTTCATCGTCTTGCATTCCCAGAGAGCGGGAACGGCCAGATCAAAGCCTTCGGGCCCCGCGGCGATGATGCCGTCGACATGACCGCGGATGCGCCCGCCCGCGACGGAGAACCCGAACTGGCCGCCATCTGGCCGGTTGCCCTTGCGCGTGTAGAGGTCGAAGCCCGCGCCGCGCAGCCAGGCGACGGCCAGATCCTCGAGCGCATGGCCGATGGCGAAGATGCGCAGCGACTGGCCCGAGAAGTCCTGGCCCTCGTCCTTCGGCGTCGTGGTGAACTCGAACTGCAGGGCGCGCTCGCAGGCAAGGCCGAGACGCGAGCCGCCGAGGTAGTCGCGGGGCGGCCGCGTCGCCTGATCGGCGGTCAGCGCCCGATCGACCGCGGCGTTGACCCGCTCCGCGAAAGTCGGGCGGTGATTGTAGTCCAGCATCAGAACGGCACCTCCGGCGTCTGCGCCCGGGCGATGTCGGACATGGCCTCGCGGAAGCCCTCGACGGCTTCCTCGATCAGCGCGCGCACCTGCGCCTCGGTCAGGTCGGCAAGCGGCGTGGCCCAGCCGATCTCGTCCATCAGCAGCGCCACGCGCTTCATGGTGGCGGTGATCGCGACGCGCTCTTCCTCGGTCAGGTCAACCATGGCGAAACGCTCCCTGGCCAAGCGCGTCCAGAAGGACTGGCAGGGCATCGAGCAGAACCAGACCGATGGACGGGGCCGCTTCGACCGGTGCGGATCGAACCAGCCAAAGCCACGGGTGGGTTGCCGGCAGACAGCACAGAGCGTTCCACGCGGGTGCCAGAGCCGCCGCCGGTCCTCGGCCGTGATGGGGGTGATGGAGGCCATGGGTCATGCCGCCCTCCGTTCGGGCCGGGCGGCCGTGTCGATCAGCTGGCGGATGGCGCGCTTGTTGAAGCCGAAGGTCATCAGCGCGGAGGCGCGGTAGCGCGTCAGGCCGAAGTCATGGCGGCACTCGGGCGGCAGGTACTGCAGCTGCTTTTCTGTCGGCGGCTGGCGCAACCAGGAGCGGGTCTTGAAGGCGCTCTCGTCGGTCTCGTGCGTGTTCAGCCAGTCGTCGGCCTGCGCAAGACAGACCGTGCGCTCGCCGACGCCGAGCAGATGCGGGCGTTCGCCCTTCGCGCCGCCGATGGCGTACCAGACCCCGTCCAGCCAGAAGATGCCGCCCCAGGCTGCGAAGCCCGTGGCCATCAGCGCATCGTCCGTGCCGTAGAGGTCGACCCAGGCGAAGCTGGATCGCTTCAGCAGGTCGATCTCGGTCATGATGAAGCCCGAGAGTGGCGCGGCGGCCCCGCCTTCACCGGCCTCTTCATCCTCCCGCGGGAACGCCTCGCCGCAGAGCGGGCATTCGGTGGCGGCCAGCGGGATCTCCGCCTCGCAGGCCGGGCAGGTCTTCGTCGGCGCCTCGCCGGTCTCGGTCTTGCCATCGAGATCGACGTCCTGCTCCAGTGTGCCGTGGATCAGGCTGGAGGTGCCGAAATCCAGCACGATGCAGTCGGTCTTGACGATGCCGGGATGTTCCTCGGGGTCGACAGTGCGCAGGCCGCGCCCGACCATCTGGATCATGGTGGACTTGTAGGAGCTGGGGCGAAGCAGCACGACGCAGGAAGTGGGCGGATGGTCCCAGCCCTCGGTCAACACCGCGACGTTGACGACGACGCGGATGTCGCCCGCGGCGTAGTCGGCAAGGATCGCCTTGCGGGTCTCGGCCGCCAGGTCGCCATGGATCAGCGCGGCGGAAACGCCCGCCGCCCTGAAAGCCTCGGTGACGTGCTCGGCGTGCGCGACGGTGGAGCAGAACACCACGGTCTGCCGGTCGCCCGCCTTCTCCTTCCAGTGGCGGATCACCTCGTCGGTGACGGGGGCGCGGTCCATGATGCCCGCCACCTCCGCCATGTCGAAATCCGACATGGTCTTGCGGACCGAGCGCAACTCGTCCTGCACGCCCACGTCGATGACGAAGGTCCGGGGCGGCACCAGGTGGCCCGAGGCGATCAGCTCGCCCAGCCGCACCTGGTCGGCCACGTTGTCGAAGACCTCGCGCAGGCCCTTCCCGTCGCCCCGGTTCGGGGTGGCCGTGACCCCGAAGATGCGGGCGTCGGGATTGGCCTCGCGCACCCGGTCGATGATGCGGCGGTAGCTGTCGGCGACGGCATGGTGCGCCTCATCCACGACCAGCAGGTCGAGACGCGGCATGTCGGCGAGGTTCGAGGCCCGCGCCAGCGTCGGCACCATGGCGAAGGCTACCTGGCCGTTCCAGGACTTCTCCGTGGCGTCGATGACCGAGGTGGCGACGCCCGGCACCACGCGCTGGAATTTGGCGCGGTTCTGCGCTGTCAGCTCGTCGCGATGGGCGAGCACGCAGGCCTTGGCGCCGTCGCCGATCATCTCGCCGGTGACCGCCGAGAGCATGATGGTCTTGCCCGCACCGGTGGGCGCCACACCCAGCGTATTGCCGCGGGAAGCGAGCGCAGCCACGCTGCGCTCAACGAAGGTCTTCTGGCGGGGGCGCAGGCGCATGGCCGGTCTCCTCCCTTACTGCGCCCAGCTCGGCCGACCGGCGACGCCGGGGGCGGACGCGGGCTGGCTGGGCTGGGTGGCCGTGGTGGGCTGCTGCGCGGCCTGGCCCTGCGCCGGGGCGGCGCTGAACTGCGGCGCGACCGTGCCCATGAGCGCGGCGTAGTCGCGATGATCGGGCGTGACGGCAGCGCGGATCTCGTTCTTGTCCTCGCCGTTGGTGTCCTGGCCGATGTCGATGCGGGCCACGAATTCCAGCCCGTCCAGATCGCCGAACCCGTTGATGCGGCGGCGGGCCTGCGCTTCGGGCGAGTTGTCCTTGTCGGAGATACCGCGCGCCGAGTTCAGGATGCCGCGGATCAAGCCGCGGCCCATGTTGGCCCAATCCGGACCCTTGGGGCTGTAGAGGCCGATCAGCGACCAGATCTTGCGGCGCGCATAGGGCCCGTCGACCACCGTGTATTCGGCGTCGAGATAGACCGCACCGGTCGCGGCGCGCTTGGCGAAACCGCCAGTCCAGCCCTGCGACGGATCATCGAAGCCACCGGGGCGGATGGTCAGGCGCACCTTGGCCAGCGTTCCCTTCGGGATGACGTTGGAGTTGGGTTGGGCGGAGTTGAAGTCGTTCCAGGGTCCGGACATTGCGCGGCTCCTTTCAGTTGGAGGATGGGACGCGCAGCGGCGTCAGTGAGGGAAAGCCACCCCGGCGACCGGATCGGGACACCGGGCGTGGCGAGAGGCGCTCAGCCATGGCCGGGCTCCTGCGCGGGGACGGGATCGGCCGAGGTCACCGGCGGCCAGGACAGGCGTTCGGAGGCTGGCGCCGCGGGGCGCTGGATCTTCTCCATCAGCCGGCCGAGATGCGGGGCCTCGACCCTGTCGAGGCGGCCCGAGCGGTCCTTGGCCGGATAGCCCCAGGGGTTCAGCGTCTGGCAGACGAACGCGCGCTGCGGCTGGCCGCTGGGATCCGGGATGTCGGCCATGGTGATGACCTGATCGACGATCCCCGGCAGCTCGAGCCCGGTCTTCGAGCCGTCGATCTGTGGCTGGAAGACCTTGCGGTTGAAGTCGTCGAGCCGCTCGTCGAGGATGCCAACGAACCAGACATGCTTGCCGCGCGTGTGCTGCAGGTGGGTCAGCCAGCCAATCATCTCGCGGCCATGAAGCCCGTAAGCGCCGCGGATGTCGGGCTTGCCGGTCTTCTCCGAGAACGCTTCGGGCTGGCCGCGACACCACTGGAAACAGAGCCGCCCGGCCACGGTGATCGAGTC